CATCCATAACCATAACCCCATCCACCCCATCCCCAATATGGATAGTACCAATAACCATTCCACCAACGAGAATATGATGCCATACCAGAAGCGATATAATTACCATTAGTAAATGTTCCTGGTGTAATATTTATTCTGAACACGTCTCGTGAAATTTTAGTGACACTAGTTACATTTTTACTTGTAGTTATGGCTCCATCATAGCCATCAAAAATAACCCATGCTTTTGCAGAGTTTGCTTCATCAATATCAGGTTGAATAGCATTAAATCTTGAATCAACATATGCAACGACACCATCATCTCCAGTATCAACTGCATTTTTAACAAAGGCAGTAGTAGCGATACGAGTGCTGTTATTACCAACTGGTGGTGTTGTGGAAACAGGTTCTCCTGTTAAAATTGCACTGGACACCAAACCAATTGTAGGATTGCCTGCTACACCATCAATGTTTGTAATAGAAATATTACTACCAGCAGTTAATGTTCTTACTCTTGTATCTCCAGTACCAACTCTAGAAATAAAACCTGTAGTATTTAATGCAGAAATAGAAGTTAAAATAGCATCATATGCTTGTACGTCTGAACCAATGTTTAAACCTAAGTTAGAACGAGCCAATGCAGTAGTAGAAGCACCAGTACCACCATCAGCGATCGCCAAGTCAGTAATACCAGTAATACTACCACCTGTGATTGCTACGGAATTGGAATTTTGCGTATGGATAGTTCCAAGACTTAATAATGTCTTAATTTCTGGTACAGTAGTAACACCAGTACCACCGTTAGAAACTTGCACAATTCCATTAACATTGGTTGAATTACCAAACCACGTACCAGTACCATTACCAGTAAGATTACCAGTTACATTACCCAATAAATTTGCAGTGATAATATTAGCTGCAAAGTTACCAGATGCATTCCTGTTAACTATTGTATTTGGGTTATTTACAGCACTAGACTCCATTCCATCTAACAAATCAGCATCTAGTCCCGAACCAGCACCGTCATCATCAGCAATAGTTGCTATGATATTTGGACCAGTGAACAACGTAGTATCTAATTTTAACTGAACGAGATTATCAAGATATTCGAAATTACCGTCAGCTTCTGAGATAGTTAATGGAGAACCTTTGGTTCCTCTATAGACAATTGGCATTATTTACCTTTTTCCAGTAAAGTTATTAACATATTTTTAATTTGATTTATGTCATCTTCCATACTATTTATTTTATTTTGCATAGAAGATATTGTTTCTTGGTTTTCTGTAATAGTTTTTCTAGCATTATTTCTAGCTGCAATATAATCTCTGTAAGAGTTTTTATCAACATTTATAATACCACCACTAGACTTATCTTTCATAAGTGTAGCATATCCTTCAATTTTTACCAAATCTTTATTCATCATGATGTTGCAATTAATCTTAAATTCTTCAACAAAGGAATCTGTGTCGGGTCTGTTGATTTCATTACAACTTTAATAGAAACATTATTAAATGTAGAGATATTACTTACATCAATTGTTCGTTCACTAAAATCTCCCTCTGCATCAAATTTAGCATTAATAAAACCAGTATCAATATAAGGTAAAGTTCTTAAATCAACGCTACCTGTCCATGTTCTATAGTAGATTTTAACATCTGTACTTCCAACAATACTTGCATCAAAAATAATCTTAATATTTTCAGCAGGAGCAGCAAGTGTTAATGTTCGAGTTACATAGTTAGCGTGATTTTGTACGCCAACTGGAGCAAAATCTTCAAGGTATTTATCAAGCTGTGTGATAGTAAAATCATTATCTGTAATCATATCTATGTTAGCAGAACCAGAGAAATTAGGAGTAACAAAAACGTTAATTTTATCTTGTTCTGGATTACCTGCGTATGTTAATGTATCTGTAGATGTAACAACATTAGCAATCACATAAGAGCCATTAACGTTTGCATGCGCATTGGAGATTACCAGATGTTTACCAATAACAGCATTTGCAAGCAAGTTATCTGCAGTGTCAATATTAGTAGAAATAACACCATAACTACCAGAGTTAGAGAACGACAATGTAGCTGGAGATGAAATAGTATATGTTTGTCCTGATCCAGCAACTGCACCATTACCTGTCAGAGTTATAGATGTAGCACTATTAACAGTAGAAACTGTACCAATGGTTGTACCACCAGTAGTTTTCAAAATATCGCCAGCTTTAACTTGTGTTAGGAACGAAGTGCTAACTCCAGTTACAGCAGTGCTTGATGTAGAAGTTGTAATAGTTCCAGCACCATTAATAGTTACATCAGAATTTGTAATGTTACCATAAGTCAAGAGTTCACGAGAATCAATTTCTGGCACATTAATATCATTATCAATTTGATTATTAATTAGATTAGTAATACTATACGCTGAAATTTTTTGTAAATCGATAACTGGTGAAACATTCTTATTCGTTGATGTTAAAATAGCTTTAAACAATAGAGAAGATTTCTTCAACAGTGGTGAAGATGTTACAATAGTTTGATTTTCATAAGATCTAACATGTTTTCTACTACTAAACAGATAGTTAGAGTTTGCAACTAATGGTGCCATGCCAGTATATGTACCATCAGATGCTTGAGCATTTACATAGTAATTTAATGTTGTATCTTGGAAGTTTAAATCAGATGTTTTTAAGAAAATACCATCAACATTTAGACCACGAGTTGAAATAATATTATCACCACCATATTCACCTTTAACAAAATCTGGTCTAATTTTCCAAGAAGTATATGTACCAGAACCAACGCTGCTAGAAACAGTCACAGACATAGAACCTGTAGCATTGGTATAAGAAGAAACAACACCTCTCATGTAATTGGTTGCATCATACTGGATATAAACAGTATCACCAGCAAGATAGTTAAGATCTGTACCAACTGTTAATGATTTACTTCCAGTAGAAACTGACAATGATGTTGTTGATGTAGTGCTCCCAGCAAGAATATAATTGCCATCTCCATCAGTTATCGTTAAGTCAATAATGAAAGAATCTTTTTCTAAACCAGTTGATAAAACTGTATGTTGAGTGTTCAATAATATATCTGGAATACCAATATAAGAATTAGATGTACCATAGTTACCTGCAGCGAAACCACTTAAAGTGACTTTTTCTCCTGCCAAATTACCATGATTCATTGCGTACACACGAACTTTAGTTGTTTGTGGTGTTATTTCTAAAGGATTTTTATCAATTTTGTATGTTAATGGTGGGTTAGTTCTAAACAAAACTTCCGCACTAGAAGCAATGTCAAAATCTGCTTTACGAAGAATAAACTTCAAGTCTAACAATGGATTGATTTCAAATTCTTTACTATTTTGAGAAAGATATAGAGAACCAGTTAATGGTTGTGTAGTTATAACATTACCAGTTAACAAATCTGTTTTACCCAATTCAGAAACGTGGATCTGACATCCTGGTTCATCTGTTTTAACAACAAGTGCATATGTTTCACTATCTTGTAAATAAATGGGAGCATTAAATATAAATGTTGTTGCAACTGCACCATCATCAGAAACATTTATTTGTTGTGGTGTTTTTGTAACTTGAGAAAACGGAATAACTTTAGTAGAAGGAACGCCATTATTAGTAGAACGTAATTCTACTGTAACTGGTCTGTTGCCTGCTTCGCTGAAAAACACGTCAACAGAAGTCACAAACACGCCACCTAAAGCTGACACAACAAATGTTTGGGCAATTGGATCATGTCCTGTCCAGTATGAATATAAAACACGTGTTGATGTTGAAGTTCTGCGCACGGGAACAGATTCAAATAGACGATCTTGGACAAACTCAGCAGTACGTGTGTTTACAATGGTGCGTTCTTTAGTAAGAGTCATACCTTGTGAATAATAAACAACATTGCCTTTGGAGTCAAAATCAGCGTCACTATTAGAAACGTTATCAATTAGTTTGAATGTTCTTTCACCAGTTCTGAAACTCAATGTATTATTATTTGGGATAAAGAATGTTGCAACTGCAGCACCGTCAATATCAGTTCTTATTGCGTCACCAAGATTCTTCATAGTTGGAGCAGTAGTTTGTGAAGTAGAACCATTACATTCTGTTAATGCTACACTGTTGTAATAACTGGTAGTTCCAATTTTAACAGTACCAGTTAGTGTTTCACCTACAGCAAAACCATTTTTAACATTAACGACATGAATGTCTTGAACTAATGGATATCCATCTAAACTAGAAGAATCAACAACACCATCATAAGCTACAACACAAGATGCTTTTAGACGATATAATTTACCTCGTGCACCACTTGAATAAGAAGATGTATTATATGCACTAAATGCAGAAACTGAAGATCCATCAATATTACCTAGTGTGATAGTTGTTCCACTAGTAGAGATAACCTTAAATTTACGTAAGTTAAGTTCTTTTGCAGTAGCAGTATTTGTTGTAATATTAGAGCTGGCTGGGATAGAGAAGTTTTCTACCAAGTCATCTAATGTTACAGTGTTTTGTGCATTATGGAAATCTAAGTTATATAACTGAACATGATGTCCTGGTCTAATACCAGTAGCATCAGATACAGTAACAGCAAAAGAAACACCTCCTGCAAATGCTGACCCACCATTGACTGCTGTAATATTAACTGCAGTATGTGTTGAATTTACTAGAACTTCACCGATAGAGAATGCTGGTTCAATTTTACCATTATATGCACGTTTTACATCATCGACCAATAGATTGTTCTGCATATCATCATGAGAGAAACTCATAATTGCAGCACCTTCTAATTTGGTGACTTTAAATTTGTCGGCAGGTTTAATGTAATCGTCTACTGCAACATTATCAAAGAATGGGAAGAAACGAGTACCTGCTTTTAAATTTTTAGCTATTACAACTACTGGTCGTGCACGCATATATGGTGTAAAACCAATATCAATAATTCTGTCACCATAGTCAACAGTATTAACAGAACTTTGAAGAGTGGTTTCGATACCAGTTCTAGTCGAGGCACCTGTTTCTGTAGTTACAGTTTGTTCATATCCTGTAACAGTCTGACGACGTTGAGCTGGGTTACCAGTTTGCCATGTTGTTGTAGAAGTTGTTCTACCTGTCCAATTAGTCTGCCATTCATCCCATACAGTGCCAGTAACACCCAATTCGTCTGCTAAATATTTAATAGCATCGTAATTATTATCATCTGTTACTTGTAAATCTGGACGGCGATCTGTGTCTTTCCAGTTGTCACCAGCTGGATTAAGAATAATCTCACCTTTAAACGCACCAATTTTATATGGGTTTACATCAATAGTTCTAGTTGAATTATTATTAAAAATAAATGTTGATTCAGTATATGGTAATGTTACAATATCATTACTCTTAGAATAAGACACTGCAGCACGATCTAAACCAGAAGCAAGATCTTCTACTACATCAAGTGCAGTTGTAAAGTGCATTGGTCTTAGTGTTCGGTTATTAGAATCAACAGCAATTTTATAATCTTCATTTTTAACATCACCAATACCATGTCCAGTAAATTGGTCAACGATAAAACCATTTTTAAATCTATCTAAACCAGTTGTAGCATCTTTAATCTGTAACGTAGCTGTATCTTTTTCTAATAAATTAAGTGTTACATAGTATTCAAGATTTGTAATACGACGGTCTAATTTACCAATATCTTTCATTGTATAACGACGATTATCACGTTGGAAAATTTTAATTTGATCTGTAGACAATGTGTATGGTGGAACATAAACTGTTGCTAATACCATACCTTCTTTTGGATCTTCTGGCTCTTTTGGTAGAAGTCCTGGAACTCCTTTAACTACGTTAAATCGACCAACTGAATCCAATACCAATTTATCTTGTCTACCAAGATAATATGCAATAGGAGAAATTACATCTTCTCCGATTTTAGGAATTTCTGGATACCATGTATTTGTACCAGAAATAATTGGACGGAAATCGATTGTGTCAGAAAGTCTAATTTCTTTTCGTTTTCCAGATACTGAATCTATTGTAAAGTAGCTAGGAATGTCTTCATAGTCAACAGTGTATGAATCACGTGAGAAATAGTTACCCGAACCACCAACTTGGAAATATTGGTAAGTTACTTTAATTGCACCACTTGGAACTTGGAATCCTGATTTTAATACAAGTTTTGCGTTTACATAATATGAACTTCTTTGTCCATTATCTAATGTATAACGATCTGTAATATCAATACTATTTGCCAAATTAAATGTTGTATAATCACCTGGAGTCATTAACACACTAGTAATTTTAAAACCGTCCGCTTTAGTTAATTCAACAATATTGCCTGTGACAGATTTTTTACCTGTAATAATATCGTTTGTTGATGTTAAAGTTTTTGTTTTAGCTTTACCAGCAGTGCCTTGTTGGAATACAGAAGAAATAAGAACGTATGTCTGACCATTAGTTAAACCAGTAAATATAGCAGTTTTTCTAACTGTGGTAGATGGTGTACCAGTTCCATCCAAGAATGAAATTGTTCCTGCAGTTACTGGGTGAGCTATGTTAGTTGTTACATTAATTAACAAGAAATTAGATAAGTCAGAATCTGAAGCGAAAAATTCATTATTGTCTGTTAAAACCCAAGACGCTGAATTACTTGCAGCTGTAATAGGAGAAAAGACTCTTCGAACAGTTAATTCACTGCTGTTTAATGTATCTGCATTACCATCCCATCCAAGTAATGTTTTAACAAATTGATAACCAACAGGATATAGCAACGATTCATTATCAATATCTACTAAATCTGTCTGGAATTGTTGGATAAAACCACCAGTAACAGTAGCTGGAGAATTTGCTAAAAGAGTGATAGAAAGATTATTGTTTACTGTATTAATTGTACCAACTCTTGTTCCATTAATATAAAGAACATCACCCTGTTTCAAACCATAGTCAACAAAGTTTGTTCCAACACCAACGACTGCTGTACTTCCAGATGTAGAAGAAGCAGAACCTGTTAGAGTTAATAATTTTGGACTAATATCACATGTAAAAATATTACCACTAGTACCAGTACCAGTAATTTGTTTAACATCAGAAGCAAAAGAGTATCCACTATACATCTTGATATCAACAAGACCTAATTTGTAGACAGTAGCAGATGCGCCACCAGAATAATCTGTTGAGTGTAACTGAACACCTTTAATTCTAGCTGTACCAACAATATTAGATAATGATGGTGAATCTCCTGGAGTTGTATTTAATCTATTGACCAAATAAACCTGTTCATAACTATTAAATTCAGGATATTTGTATAAATTTGTAACTAGAATATAGTTACCTACTGGAGTTCCAATTGGTTGATCGTCTAAACGAACAATATGGTTACCTTCATTACCTGTAATAGAATTTTCTCTAGCTCTATCAAACTCAATATATTGAGCAGCAACAGATTCAACTTCATAACCTTGTATGTATGCTTTTCCTTGATCAACTACTATAACAAATTTATCTGGATCGCCATATTTGACACCAGCAATTGGTGTAATAGGTTCTTCTGGGTAAACACCAAAATTAATACCATCATCTAAATGTTCACGTGCGCTCAATCTAAATTTATTTACTTCATAGTTACCAGATTCATCGTAAGTGCGACGAGCAAAAGTTTTTTCTAATTCAGCATATGAGGATTTTGTAACTTTATGTTGTACACGTCCATCTACAACACGTAACAATTCAATAAATTTAATATTGTCTGTTGAAAGTAATGGTAGCTGCACTAATTGTAAAGAAATTTGGTAGCGATGAGCACCTGGAGCTGCATAGTTGTATGAGCCTTGTGCATTGTCTAATAATGAAGGATCGTCTTCTGGAACTACAACAGCTTCGCTAACTTTAAAACCAACACGACATGTTGGGTCAGTATTAAAACGACCAATATACAAATGCATCTCAGCGTTTCTTACAAAGAAACCATCAATATAATAAACACCTTCTTTTACATCAACACCATATGCATAACCCAATACGTCAGATGATGCATCACCTGTATACGTTGTTGGAGCTTGACCTTCATCACCAAAAGATCTAATCTTTGCTGTTAAGTCACCACTTTGATCTTGTGTAAGTTTATAGTTTGTTTCAATTTGATTATCAGCTTCATAAGCGATAATTTCTTCACCTGGAATTAAACGTTTTGTTTCACCATCATCTGCAGTAGTTTCAATTTTACAATAAAGAGTAGCTATGTCTGTTTGTGTTGTTACACAATCACATAAAGAACTATCAATTACACGTAGTTTAACACCACTAGTAGCACCTGTTACAATTTTGTCTCTGAATTGAGTTAAGTATGAAAATACATCAAGTTCATTATATGTAGAATCTAACTTAACGAAATGTATTTGATTATCAACGTTAACAGAACCTGGAATTACTTGAGAACCGTTTTTAAAAACGTGATCGCCAAAACGAGAAATCTGATTTTGAAGAAGCGTTTGTAATTGCGTTAATTCACGTGCTTGAACGGCATATCCTGGACGAAAAAGAATTCGGTAAAAATCTTTGGTTATGTCATAATCGTCATAATATGGTTCAGTATTAAAATTGATAGTCATTCTAAATTTTTATCCTTATTTAAAATTTAATAACTGTTCTTAGAATAACAGTTTCATCCTCTGTAGGAGTAAATCCTTGTTTATTGTCAATAAACATTAGTTGTCCAGAGTATTTATCCACCGTTGGAGCAGTAACAGATTTCAAAATCAAAGTATAATTGTCTTCATTTAGTAACAAATCATTAACGAATGGAACGTCATTATCTAATGATTGTAACAATACGCTGGTTGCCGTTAATGCTACTATACGATATCTACGTTTTGGGCTACCAACGAATTGTAAAATAGTAGTACCGTTAGCTTCGTTACCAGTTAAATGAACAGGTGGCGTTGCTCCAGTTATACCTGCTTGAGAAACTGTATAAAGATTATCTTCATAATATATTTGTTGGTTTAACTCTACTGTAATTCCAACTGCCCATTCAGTTCCTCGATTAATAGTTAAAGTCTGATCAGCTGCTAAATTTATTAAATCTACATCAGCTTCAGCCATCCAACAAGCAGAACCTAAAATATCAGCAAATACACTAGTGTTTCCATATGCTCTTGGGTTCTTAATAATACCTATTTGTCGGTAGTCGTTGTCTACAGACAATCCTTGATTTAAATCGCCAGAAATATTACCATAAAACATTAATGTTCTTGCAAAGAATTCATCTGGCGAATTTTTACCATGTCCACCATATGGAGACATAATTGCTCTTGCGGAAGCACCGTTACCATTACCGTATATAACAACATTAGCGAATGTATAATTCTGTCCTCTGTTGGTTATATTTATTTTAACAATCTCGCCAGTTGCTGGGTCGATAGTAGCAGTAGCAGTAGCACCATATCCATCACCAACAATAGAAACGAATGCTACACCATAATTATAACCACCAGAAATAATTTTAACTGCATCTATTGTTCCAGAAACTGTTAAAAGTTCGTTATTGGCTTGAAGAGATTCGATGTTACCAATGTTTAGACTAGGCACGAGTTCTGCATCAGCACTACCAATATTACCAATAACTGTAATTGTAGCAACTGTGTAACCAATACCAGGATTATCTACTGCAACACCTGCGATTTGTTTATTTTCAATAATAGGAATTAAACGTGCAGTAGATTTTGCTGTTTGGAAAGCAGCTTCAACACCTGCACCTGCACCTGTAATAGTTAATGTTGGTACTGATGAATAACCAGCACCGAATTTTCTTTCTGTTTCTGCTGCAGCAGCACTTCCTGCATATGTTAATGTAGCTGTTCCATTTGTTGCTGTAACTCTGTAAGTTGCTGTACCTGTTCCACTACCTATACCAGATGCTATAAACACAGTGCCGACCACATTATTTTCAGCACCCCAAAGTGTAAAATCAGTAGTTCCAACTGATGCGATTGTATATTCTTCGCCAATAACAAAACTTCCTGCAGAAACAGTAGTTGTGGAATGCGTTGGTGCAGTTGATCCTGTGGTTCCTGCTCCAGTTACTGTATACAAACGATTAGAAACAAAATATTGTTGACCTAATGAAACTACAGTAGAGGCTGGCCATTCTACACCGATAATAACTTCTGGGTCAATTGTATAATCTTGACCGATATCAATAACTTTAATATACAAAACTGAATCATTATTCATTACTGCAACAGCAGTAGCACCAGATCCTGTAGTATCTCCAAGAGCATTAACAATTGTTACTGGAGGAACACTAGTGTAACCAGATCCACCAGAAACGGTATTTACTTGTTTAACACCACCAACTAAATTTATACCAGTTATTGCGCCACCACTAACAGAAACAGTAGCTTTTGCTGTGGCACCAATAAATTTTAATACAGATGTACCGTTTTGAACACTACCAAATCTATGTGTAGGCTGAGTTAATCCGAGCGAGCCTGCACGAGTAACTTCATAATATTCATTATCTGTATTGTATATTTTCTGACCAAGCAATACAGCACCTTCAGATAAGAATGGAGATGCAGAAGAAAATGGTGGAGAAATAGTTGCAGTAGGAGTAGTATATCCAGAACCACCATTAAAAATAACCACGTTATTAATAAAAATGGGATCATTTTCTTGGTAACCATCGCCACTAACAACAATATTTGCAAAAGTATAATTACTACCTCTGTTATTGATAATAATTGTATCTAATTTTCCGTTTGAATAGAATTGATTAGTTAATGCAGAAACTACAGGAATATTTGTATTAGTTAAAAATTTATTACGTAAGGAAATTGGAACGTTATACATAAATTTCCAAACATATCCATCTGCACTTTTAATAGGTTCAATCTGTGTACCAATAGGTTTAATAGTTGATGGTGCGTTATTATTGTTATCTAAACATTTATAAACGTTATATTCATCAGTCATAACATATAATATACACTCTTCTAATTTTTGTGAACCAGATGCAGAAATATTAACAACAGCTTCTAAGACTGCACCAGTACCACCACCACCTGTAATAGTTACAGTTGGAATACTTGTGTAGTTAAAACCTTTTGAAACTGTTTCAACTCCAATAATTTTACCAGCTTCAATATCAACAATTGGAGTAAATGATGCACCTGTTCCACCACCACCTGTTACTGTTATAGTAGGTATACCTGTAAACCCATTACCACCATCTTTAATATTTAAACCAAGAACTTCCGTAGAATAGTTGTCATCATACATATCATATATGTCACCACTTTGCCAATCTACACGTGGTATAACAAATGCCACGTCAGTAGTTTTAATTTGTTTCATGGTAATAATATCTGCACGTGTTAAACGTTCATACGCATAACTATCAAGAGGATATGGAGGTAAATCATCAATATCCCAAATCAATGTTTTACCCAGCATATAATAGTAACTAGAATTTTTAGTTACAATGTCTCGGTAAACACCTTCTGCTAACGATTTATGTAAAATAGTTTTAATTAAAGAAGATGAAGAAGATGAAACATTTGATGGTGCTACCATATTTTACGCTTCCAAATTAAATTAGCTAATTGTAATAATCCAAGTGATAGCGATAGAATCACCAGCACCTTTAGTAACAGTTGGGTAAGTTGTACGACAGAGCATTGTACCACCAGAAGCTGCATTAAAAACACCTGCTTCAGTTAAAGCACCGTCACCAGTACCAGCTGGGAAAGTAGCAGTAAATGTTACAGTATTATTTGATGCAACAGCAGAACTTAATGTAACACGAGCAGTTTGTGTTCCAAGTGATGTGTCACCAGCTGCTGGAGTACCAGTACCAGTACCAATACCCATGTGAGTCATAGCTACAGGGCTGTTTGTTGTGGCAACAATTTTACCTGCAATAAAGTTTTTACCTGTTGTGACAACTAGATTTGGTACTTCAAACTCTTGGATAATTTCGCCCAATGAGTTCGTTTTAGTAATACGAACCTTACCAGTTGCTTTTGTTTGTTCATTAATAGAATCTAGATTCATAGAGATCTCCTTTTGTGTTAATTGCTAATTATTGCGTCGCGAGCATTTGCGTAAATTTCAGAGAAGTAATAACCCTCTTCATATGCGTTTAATACAACATATCCCTCGTTAGATAGGGATAATAATTCTGATGGTAATTCCATATATATAGTATCATTAATTTTAAACGTTTCAAATAAACCAGTTATGGAATCAGTGTAAGTTGTTGTAAAATCTAATCCCAAAGTTTCTGTTGTTGATAAAGTTTCTGGAATAATTCTAGCAGGGGTAATTTCATCGATAGCTGTAAAACTGTCATTTAATCTTAAACCAAAATTATATGTAAGAATATCTGGTGAAAAACTGAAACTACTATCTAACGCTTTTGTAAAATCTTTCTTAGAAATATTATCTGTTGGAATTGCTGTGTTAGTATCATTAAAATTACCACCAAATAATGTGTGGTTATTAATATATTTGTCAAATAACCAATCAAATTGGCTTGAATCGATAACAACGTCATCTTGAACTGAAATACCAAATAGTTTAACAATATTTTCTAATTCAATTTCTAAATTAAAATTGTTAACTAGATCAAATTCTCCAAAAAGTGCAAGCCCTGCTGGATGTAACATTGTTTTAACGATAGATTTATAAGAGTCTAATCTTTGTGAAATAGACAAAACATATGAAAATGACTGATAATATTTACTATCTTGAATAAAGATAGAATCTGAAATGAATCCGTCATTAGATTCATAATATCCTGGATATTTTGCTATACCATCAAGTTTAATTTCAACGATAGCTGGTTCTTGTAATGCTTTATCATATACAGATGTTACTGAGAATTCTTTTAATAATTTACCAGCATAAGTTCCGTCTACCCAAGCACCATAAACATCATAAGAAGCAGCAGTTGCATCTACTAAAGATCTAAACGTTAAAGTTATTTGTGTTGCAGAATCGATAGATTTAACAAAACCAATTTCTGCACCATTATGTAGTGTTATCAAATTACCAATAGCAATTTTTGGTACTACACTTGTAGATAGAAAATCTGTACCAACACCAGTAATTACATTACTATTAACAGAACATGTAATAGTTCCTTGTCTCTGTCCAGCATTAGACATCGTATCAATGTAATTAGATAAACTAATAAATCCATATTCATTATTAAGAATAGGTGTATCACCAATAGTTAATTGATCACCAACTTTAGTAATAGAAGTAAGATTAGGAGTAGTAGTTGATAAAGAAACAATCGAACTAGAAGGAAAAATAGTTGTAGTAAAATCTGCCAAATATCCAACACCAAATTTAATAATTTGCGCATTGAGCAGTTCACCATCTGGACCAACACGAATAACTTTTACTAATGATGCAGTACCAGTTGCACTTTGAACTTTAAATACTTGTCCGACACGGAACCCTTTACCTTGGACTAACACATTTGCATTAGAAGTTGTAGGTAAAACTGTCGCTAAAAAATCATCGCCATATTTTAATGCATTGCCTGAAGAAATTTTACCGTAAAAATTTCTATCCAAAAATACTTCATATATATTGTCTCCAAGAGGAACAATCCGATCTACTTCTCCTTCAACCTCTTGTTTTCTATCAACAGTTACACGAATAATTCTTTGAGCAGATTCGATAGTAACAACTCTTCCAATAATAGTATTAATGTCGCCAAAATTGACTTTAACAAAAATAGAAATTTCTTGATTCCATCGACCAGAAGAAGCACGTAGTACAGAAGCACCTGGATACTTAACAATAACATCTTTATTGAAAAGTAATTTAAATAGTAGTTTGTAAGATGCTTCTGAACCTTTAGCTAGATAAGCATCTTTAATTCTTTGGATATAAAATCTTTGATCTTCAACAAGATAAGGAGCATTATACGCTAGTTCTTGTTTAAAATATGTAATAAACTTATCAAGAGTCTCATCAATATCTCTAGTTTCAGTTAAATCATATTGTTGAGTTTTTAAAAATTCATAATATGCTTCTAAAAATGCAACAAAGGTTGGATAGTCTTCTCTGACGAATTCAGGAAGCTGTCTTGAAACTACATGTGATAAATTAATAGTTTGATGCATTATGTGATAGATGAGAATGTATAATTATATCCAGCTTCAAGGTCACCACTTGCAGTTTTATCAGCAACGATATTAACTATCAAGTTTTCTCTTGATACTTGTACTATTTGGTTTAATGCAGAAACAACATCATAAGAAGATGGTTTAACAGTCAACAAGAAATCAGAACTCTGCAATGCGTATATATTTAGGTTAGATATTACAATATAACCTGCTGCATAATCAACAGTTCCTATGGTTGGATTAACTATAACTTTATTAAATGAAGTATCTCTATAGTATAGTCTAATATTACCTTCGCCATCATCATCAAGATAATGAACACGTGTACTTGTTGGAATAAAAAATCCATTTGTAGATATTACATCACCAGATTTATTACCAATTTGACTAATTGGGTTAATCAAATTAATTTTATATTCTGCACTAATATTAAATTTAGTTTGAATTTCTCTAGTAATAGTTAATTTTGTTATATTACTAACAATAGAAGTGTCAGCATTATCAATACTATTTGTAAATTTAGAGAATCTTAATATACTATCAAACCCTTGTAAATTAGCATCATCATATGCATATATTGCATCTTTAACAGCTGTCTCCAACTGTGATAATGTTTTAGTAGTATTTCTTGGGTTATAATAAACAGTAGTTTCAATGTTTAATAATAAATATTCTGGATCAACAATTTCTGGTGTAACAGCAACTACGTTACGTTGTTGAAGAGAACTTATTAGAAAGTCTTTTTGAGTTTTAGTTAATCTACTAGCGGATTGTGGTTTAACACAAATAAAAGTTTTGCCATAAACAGGTGGTGTATTATTTTCTCCACCCCAAACAGTTACAGTATCTAAATCCTGAAGAATATTATCAACCAAAACACGATAATCTTCAACTGTTACAGCTCTATTTTGAGCTGCATAAACACGTGGTGCGTGAAATTTAATACTATCAATATCTTCCGCAGCTTTACCACCAGCTGCTGGCTGTGTTGTAACTGGAGAAAGATTACTACTTAATAAAGAAACTCCACCATATGTAAAATTAAATGCACCATTTGGTTTATCTAATGTAGAAACGAAATAATTAAATGTTATTACACTACCATTAGGAATCGCCGCACCAATTGTACCGTTTCCAAAATATACTTCATACAATCCATCATCAATTTCTTTAACAAAATATATTTTAGTAGATTCAGTAATTGTTAGCAAGTTTTCAGCTAAATTGTAAACTTCAGAAACATCTGAAGACGGTGTTTCTTGAATACGAACTGTTAGAGTACTTAAATCTACGTCTTTATTAGGAATAATATATCGTGTTCCTTCAGCTGCAGTATATTTGTATTGAAGAGGTGTTCCTTCAACAATTTCTAAATCTGTGAACGTATATGTATTTTCAGGTGATCGATATGTTGTAACATCACCAATATTATAAAATGTATATGTTGTTCCATCTACTGTAGTGGTAAAAGGTTGTTTATTTGGTAAAGTAACAACTGCTGGTGAAGAAGTTGGTGCCATAATACTTAAATCAACAATTGCTCTAGAACATTTAGCTGACTGTGGTACATAACCAAGCATTTTAGCAATAGAAACAACAGAAGAACGTTTTGATGCTGAATCTAAAAACATCTCATTTACTGCAAGATTAGTATAAATCGCATTATAGTGCGTATTATATGCAAGCAAGTCGATTAGAACAGAAAGAGCAGACCCCTCAAAATCGTAGTCTTGAAACTCAGATTGTCCTTTTAAAAAGTTTTTTAAATTAGTTTTGATTAGATCAAAATCTAGTTCTGATACACTAATTCTTTTATTATTGGTAGTCATTTATCGTGTTCTCTCTAGCAGCAGATCCACATATAGTGGTCGTTGTGTGTTTACAATTCTAAACTCTATTCTGACATAAACCGCATTGGCGTCAGATTGATCATTTATAACAACATCAATAACCTCAACTCTAGGTTCAAAGTTGTTAATAACGTCTGTTATTGCTCTTTTAAGACTAATAGCAAACATAGGGGTTGCCAAGTCGAATAAAAGTTTACGAATGGGGGAGCCAATTTCACTATGAAAAGGTCTCTCGTAGTTATTTGTCAAAACTAGATTTTTAACTGCTGCTTTAATAGCATTATCATCGTAACGACGTACAAGGTCTTTCGTTACTGGATGCGCAGTAAAGTTAAAGTCTATATCGGAATATGTTCTTGTATTTCTTGCCATATTAGTTATTTAGCTTACTCTATGAAAGTATTTGGAGAACCTTCAGCAATTGCGTCACCACAAGCAATAGAATCACCGATTCTTGCTGAAGGAAGTCCCTCTATAAATGTTTTAGATGCTCCAGAGCTAGGAGATCGATCAGATCCAGAATGACAGACTGGTCCACAACAATGGGTATCGTGCTGACATTCTCCACTAACGACACTAGCTAAAATACCATTAAAAAATGATTTAACAATAGGAGTAATTACCAATTCAGTTGGTGAAAAACATCCATGCCCTGTAGATAAATCACCTATACGACTTTGAGCTGGCATTTACATATTCCTTTAAAGATTCCATACCTGATGTCCAATCTTGTAACACTTCTATTGTATATATTTTAGTGCTAACAATATTACCACTTATATACGCATCTGCCCTATAAGAAAAAATTTTAGAAAAATCTAAACTTGGATGATAGTAAATCATCTCACTTAAAATTTGTTTGTCAATGGCAGTAAATTTATCAACAGTAATAAACTTATTATCTGGTGTTCTATATTGTAACTCTTTGTCAAATGAATCATAATAATATCCACTAATAATATTACCAGATATAACAATACTATCTGGATCTTCTTCTGGTTGAAGAGAAGTTATTACAACATTTCCTGTTATAAAATTATCTACATATGTTATAGTATGACTAAATGTAATATATTCATTAATTGATCCAAGTTCAGAAAGTGTTGGCGAAAACATTATGCAGCCTTAGGTGGTATTTCGCT